ATCAGTCTAACCCAAGCCTCATCAATCTTTTTCTGAAAAGAAGTCTCCCCACTACCATAAAGGTTTGTGATGCTTGAGTATTCTGCCTCGAGGTCAATGTCAGAGACTACAGGATAGAGAGCAGATCTAGCTAGAGCGCATGGCCTCTTGAATGAGTAAGTCTCCCCATCTGGCATCACCAAATCCCAATACTGAGTATAAGAATCTGAGTAATTCAGGGTGGAGGGGAGCTGTCCTGCACTGATAGCATAGGTAGCAATAGAGGCACTAACCGTAACAGCACTAGCTGAGATAACATCATTGTCATTCTCATCTGCAAGCCTGAATGTTCCTGAGGCTGGAACCACTAGAGCATTATCCCGATAGATAGGAAGCTCGGCATTAAAAGCCTTGCCTCTCTCTAGGACATCGGGGATTCTAACCCTTGGAGCATAATAACGGTTAGTAGCCATCTATTAGATCCCATACCAAGAAGTACCATCACAAACAAAATCAAGCACGTCCCCAGGGGTCAATGTTGCAATGGTTCCCCCTGCATCATTCTTGACGACAAGATTATTTGTGCTGCCTGCATTGAGGATTTTGTATCGAATACCATCTAACTCAGCAGGTAAATTGACATCATAGTTTGACACACCACCATCAAGCATTTGATAGGTTGAGTCCTTATGTACTAAAGTTTTGTTTGCTGAGATCGATTCATTATTCACAAAACCTTTGCGTCGGATTGGTCTTGGAATTAAGAAAAAAGGTTTTCCTGAAAAAGCCATTTTGTCACCTTTGGTTTATGGTTATTTGTTTTTGCCTTGTATATCACGTCGGATCGCATGTCTCACAACCTGTTCTCTAACAACATGAGCAGGGATGTCTTTCCCTGCTTTGCGGTTGGTTTCTATTGCTTTCTTGGTGATAGCGTCAATTATTTTGTTGTCTGTAGCCATTATTTCTTTCCTCCCTTCTTTGGTTTGAGTAGAGCTTGATATGCTGGTTCAATCCCGTCATACATCTTCTCATACATTGCTTTTTGTGCTGCAATTTCAGGGTTATTCTGTGCTGTTACAATTCGCTTGTCAATTCGTCTTTGGTATCGCTCTTTCAATCCCTCTATAATGACCTCATCAGGGGGAGCAATATACCCCTCAGTAACTAGCCATTTTTTGAAAGCATTAAATCCCTGATCGTCTGTTTTCCACATCAGCTTGGATCCAATCTTTTTTGGGGATGTCCATCTGTCTTTGTAGATAGTAGAGCCGTTTTGATTGAGGTAGGTATCCATATACCCCTCAATCCCATCATACTCCAAATCCATTGGAAGGACTACACAATCCTGTTCTCTCTCTAGGTTGGTTATGGTTCTGCCATCATCTACACCACCACCGATTCTCATTCCCATCCCATTGGCTCCTGCTTGCTGTGGCATCCCTACCAATTTAGGCAGCAGCTCATAGCTGTCCTCTCCTGTTTTGATATAATCCCAAGACAGAGGAGAATGATAGAAATAAAATGGAGAATTGGTTTCAGATGTGGGGAGTCTTTCTCCCTTATCTTGTGATTTTCGGCCTGCAAATGACCGTTTTGCAAATTTTGTACTCATAACTCTAAACTTCCTCTTTTTTGTTATGTGTTTAAGTTATCCTCAGATGAGGAGGCAATAGAGGGTTAGAGGATTGAGGAAGTCCATAAGGAAACCCCTACCCTCTACACCTCCAAAAACCATTAAGCGTCAGTTTGGATCAAACAGCCGCGCTCTTGTTCTGTGATGTTCGCACCTACATAGAGGTTACCTACAATGCGAGTACGGTCAAATGATGGTTCACGTTCCATTTCAACTACTGCAGCAGTTCCAGCAGGTACTACAGTACCATCTGCAAGCTGAGTATTTTGAGGAGCTCCCAAAACATAGCCTACTGCATTCTCACCAAGCATAGCACCACGCTTATTACCGCCTGATTCAGTAACTCGGTTAGACTTGTAGAAGTTAACACCATTCCAAACACCTGCAAACCCTGGAGCCTTAGCAGCCATCGCCTCAGCAGTTGCCTCAACAAAAGCAAATGCATTGTTAGACTCAGAGCGCAATGATTGACGAAAATCAGCGTACTGTACAGAGTGAAGAATACAAGAGAATTGAGTGTTGTTTCCAGTCTCAAGCTCAAAGATAGCATCAAGGATGTCATCTACAGAGAGATCTACTCCAGAAGTACCCACCTGATTGGTAGTGAAAGAAGGGAATGTGGCAGCGATAACATCTGACATCGTAGCGATAGCTGATTGAGCCATAGCCTGAGCAATTGTGAAAGGATCCAAATCAGAACCATAACCCGTCATCTGAGCTAAAGAAGTCAGGTCATAACGCAGTGCATAGCGACCCACCTGAAAATCTTGGTTAGAGAAGGTTGGATCAGTAGAATCTACCTCGTCCCCATCATTTGTAGATGCGAAAGATGTAGAGAAACCCATATCAGAAAAACGCATGCGAGCTGTATCAGAACCTGTCCCCACTACAGAGCCAAGATTTACAATCCCATCATACATCATTAAATTGGTTGGATCAGCGAGGATAAGATTTACCTCATTCATGATCATTTGCGCTAAACGGATGTTAGCTGCTGCTGAATAATCAATATTAGCCATAATAGACCTCTTTTATAAAACGTTGGATTTAAGTTTTTTGTTGTGAAAATCGGTTATTTTCCGCTTATTTCGGGTGCGACCCTAAATCCGATGTAGAGAGTGACTCCATAAGGAACCAATCCCTAATGCACTCATTACCCCTAGTATACACCTAGAAACTGATCATCGTCAAGAAAAAAGTAAAAAGCAGGGGGAAAGTTGGAGAAAACCACCTGCTTTAATGATGAAATACTTACTGTCTTTAGTGTAGAGATTCTATCTCATTGAGATTTATTTTGTCAAGCCCTATTTGACCATGCCTGTTTGATGGCATCCCGATTCTGACTGTAGAATGCTGGGTCTTTGGCTCGATTGAGAATCTCCTCTCTACCCATTGCTCCAATAGAGGTCTGAATTACCCCGTTGTTTGATGGAGGGGCTGTCTGTGTTTGCTTTGGAGGTTGCTGTGTGTTAGGGGGTGGGTTTTGTGCGTTATGAGCTTGGTTATTTTGCTGCTGCTGCTGTCCTTGTTGATTTCCTTGTGGCTTGATAAATGACTGAAGGATGAGGGGTGCTGTGGAGGGATCTTCTTTCATTCCATTGACCCAATCCGAGAATGGAGTCTCCCCCCCTAGAGTAGAATGGAGATGCTCAAATGTGGCCCGTACTGACTCATCATTGACCCCAATTCCAGATAGGACTGAGTGTCTATCATATCGGGTGTTCGCATTGGCAAGGTCACCCTCTAGCTGTGTGATGCGTTGTTGAAAAGTGTCAATCTGCCCTAGTTTTCCCTGCATGTCGTCTAGGCTACCTTGTAGGGCCTCTATTTGACTGAGTGCATCATTCTTCTGTGTGGAGATTTTAGAGATGCGCTCCTGCATTCCTTGTACTGTTGCATCATAAGAGGATTTCAGGACATACTCCTGACCCTCATGTGTGATTGTTTTTACTGCCATAATTTACTTCCTCGATTTTATGGTTTGTTAAACTTGGTTAAACATTGTTTGCATGTTGTCCATTTTGACTTGATTGAGATAGGTAATTGCATCCTCTCTGTCATAGTCAGGAAACATCCTCATCACAGCTTGGATCTGTGAGAGCATCCCTTTCTCCATCAGGTCATTACGCTCCTCTCTCTCTGCTTTGAGCTCCTGCTCTGATTTTGGTAATTCGTAATAGACAATCTGGTATCCTGACTCAGGATACGATGTCCCCTCAAAACGGTTCAGCATCTTTGCACTCACCTCTATGGTGTGGAGGTCGGCAATTCTGAATGATGGGGTATATTGCGCCTGTGCTTCCCTCATTGAGGATCTACTGATGGCGATAGCGTATCCACTTCTAGGGTCACCTGTGAGGCGTTGTGTATCGGCAGGATTGATACCTGCGAGGGATGCTAACCTCCTTTCATAGACCGTAATTGCCTCAATCATTGCAGTCACGTCACCCCCTGCATCATACTGTCCAAACTGGGGATTGATAGCCAAATCCTCCATAAGTGACTGGAATAGCATAATAGAGGCAGGGTCGGTTTCTACTGTAGCGTGATTGGGGTTTTGTCCATCCTGTGAGACAATCCCTGCTGGGATAGCACCATAGGCATAGCGTTGTGGGTAACTCGCATCCCTCAAAACGTGATAAAAAAATGTGTAGGCAATTGCAGCATTTAAACTGCCTGAAATTAATTCTTGATTGTAGAAAGAATCGAAAATCTCTCCTGTTAATTCAGCGTGATAGAGTGAATAAGGGAGATAAGGTTCATCATTGGAATCTCTGTACGGGTAGTTTGCTCCTGACCTGTCTGTGATGACCTCTCCATCCTCTGTCTCTCCTGCGAGGTATATCCCTGAGACATCCTCTAGGTTTTCCATTGCATCATTACCCTCTACTCTCAACACCTTGTAAATCGGGTCGTTTGGATTGGAGATGTCTAGGTAGTCAATTGTCCATTCGTACTCATTGGACTCAGGGTTTTTTCTCAATCGGAGTTCTTTTATCCACACTGGAATCTCAGGATCAGAGGGATCAGCTCCTGCACTGACCATATCAGAGGTGACTATCCTGTGTGAGAGCTTGCCCTTAGAGTAGTCTGTACGGATGAAACATTCCCTCATTCCAATGGTGAGATACTGGACTCGTTTCATTCTAGCCCATAGACCTGATTGAGTGAGG